AAGTTTTGCCAAGACCGTGCTTTGTATAATGCCATCATGAAGTCTGTCAAGATTCTTGATGACAAGAATGACAAAGATAACAAAGGCTCAATTCCAAAATTGTTGAGTGATGCATTGGGTGTTTCATTTGATTCATCCGTTGGCCATGATTACATGGATGATGCCGATTCACGATATGATTTTTATCATCGTCATGAGACAAAGATTCCTTTTGACCTTGATTTGTTCAACAAGATTACAAAAGGCGGTTTACCTAAAAAGACTTTGAACATTGCACTTGCTGGCACTGGCGTTGGTAAATCTTTGTTCATGTGTCACGTTGCGGGTGCTTGTTTGGCACAAGGTCTAAATGTTTTGTACATCACAATGGAAATGGCTGAAGAACGAATTGCAGAACGTGTTGATGCCAATCTATTGAACATTGATATTGCTGATCTGAACTCAATCAGCAAGCAAGACTATGACCGTAAGTTTTCTGCACTGAAAGTGAATACACATGGCAAACTTATCATCAAAGAGTATCCGACTGCTGCTGCTTCAGCCTTGCATTTCCGTGCTTTGTTAAATGAATTGCAACTAAAAAAGAGTTTCAAACCTGACATCATTTTTATTGACTATCTTAACATTTGTGCAAGTGCCAGAATCAAGCCTGGTGCTAATGTAAATAGTTATTCTTATATTAAGGCTATTGCGGAAGAACTCAGGGGTCTTGCGGTTGAGTTTGATGTTCCCATAGTATCTGCTACTCAGACAACTCGTTCCGGCTTCACCTCCAGCGACCCTGGTCTAGAGGACACCAGTGAGTCTTTTGGTCTACCTGCGACTGCTGATTTTATGTTCGCTTTGATAAGTACCGAAGAGTTGCAACAATTGAATCAGTTAATGATTAAGCAACTCAAGAACCGGTACAATGACCCGACATACTACAAAAGGTTTGTCATTGGTATTGACAGAGCCAAGATGAAGCTGTATGATGTTGAACAGGCAGCACAAGATGACTTGATAGATTCTGGCCAGGTAGATGATAAACCACTCAACACATTCGGTGACCGTGAAAGAACGTCCGGCAACAAGTTCGGAGGGTTCAAAGTATAAATACTCTAATAACGTTAAAAGGAGTATTTAATGAGTGCGGCTTCAGATAAGTTTGAAAACGATGTGGCCAAAAACATCAACAAGATTCCTGGTATCAAGGCAACGAGACCCAAAGTAAGCACAGAGTATTCTGATGTTTTAATGGAATATGATAGAATGAAGATTTGGATTGAAGTCAAAATGTCTCACACAGATAATTTGTCAAATCCACGTGTTTTCTATGAAAAAGGAAAATGGCACACAACATATAAAACTCCTGCTGCAAAATACACAGTCGAGATACTAAATCGTTCAGCACAAGCAAAAAAGTTTATCAAAGACATTGCTAAGTTTTCTGGCATTCCAGAAAAGATTATTAAGATACCTACTACAAAAAGTGGTCTGAAAGAAGAAGGTGCTGTTCCTTTACATGTTATGAAAGCATATTTTGACCAGCCAAGTATTAATCGTTATATTGCAAACGAAGAAAACTATAACTTAGGTGATGTTGTCACTGAACACTACACAATAGGTAAAGCAGAACCAGCATATTATATGCAAGCAGGTGATGATTTTTATATGATATCAAAAAAGAATCCTTTGAAGATAAAAGGAGTTCCTGTTCTATCAGGCAGTGGTGATTTCAAAGTTCGTGTTGCTACACGTTCTGAATTTTATGAAGTTCAAGCGGAAATCAAAATCAAAAAAATGCCAAACAGCAAATTTTCAGTTGCACCAGGAACAAAAAAATCTAATCCATTTCTAAGTATGTTAGCATGAAATTCACAGAATTTATAAAAGAAAGTAAAGAAGGTAAGAACGTGCATTTGGAGCATTTGGAAGATAATGTATTGAACGGTGGTGTTTCTGGCGCACGTGAAGCAATAGAGTTTCTACGTTCTTTGCGTAATATGCTTGCTGGTCACACTGGCAGCAAAATCAATGTAACAACAAAGTGGGATGGTGCACCTGCTATCTTTGCTGGTACAAATCCAGAGAACGGTGAATTTTTCGTTGGTACAAAATCAGTATTTGCAAAAAATGCAAAGTTGAATTATACTGATAAAGATATTGATGAGAATCATCCTGGCGAAGGACTCAATCAAAAACTCAAACTTGCACTTGCATACTTGCCTAAGTTAGGCATCAAAGGTGTGTTGCAAGGTGATATGATGTTCTCAAAAGATGACATCAAAAAAGAAACGATTGATGGTGAAGAGTATATCACATTTCAACCAAACACAATTGTGTATGCTGTGCCAACAAAATCAAAACTAGCACAGACAATGCTTGCTGCACAGATTGGTGTAGTGTTTCATACATCATATTCTGGTAAATCATTAGAAACAATGAAGGCATCATTCAACATTGATATTGGTCATTTGAAAACAACAAAAGATGTTTGGTTCCGTGACGCTTCGTTCACCGATGCGTCTGGTTCAGCAACATTTACACAAGAAGAGACTGCTGCTATTACATCAGTTCTTTCGAATGCTGGTCGTTTGTTCAATACAATACCAGCACTGACACTGAATCGTATTGCTGCATCAGAAGTTTTTCTGACACAAATCAAAACATTCAATAACACAAAAGTTCGTGAAGGAAAAAAGATTGCTGATACAAGAATTCATACACAAGAGTTGTTGAATTGGGTTGAAGCAAAACTGAATAAAGAGATTCTTGCAGCCAAGAAAGAAGATACAAAACAAAAACGCATCAAAGAAAAAAATGAAGTCATGCGTTTCTACCGTTCAAATGCCATTCAATTGAAGTTGATATTTGATTTGATGAATCTAATCGTTGATGCCAAACTGATGGTTATTCGTAAGTTAGAAACAATCAAGAGCATTGGTACATTTGTTCGTACAGACGATGGCTTCCGTATTACTGCACCAGAAGGATTCGTAGCAGTTGACCACTTGGGCAAAGCACTCAAGTTGGTAGACAGACTTGAATTCAGCAGACAAAACTTTAACGCACAAAAGGCATGGGACAAATAATGGAATACGATATCAGTAAAATTATGGCAGAATATGGCGATAGTGATTTTGGATTTTCTACAGTAGATGAAGTTGAGTATCAAGCAGTCATTGCGGAGAAAGATGAAACTGTCGAAGAATATAAAGCAAGACTACAGCAAGTTGAAAAGATTATCATGCCATTTTTGACAAATCTATACAAGACTGCAAGTCAGCCTTACATTCATTGGCCAAATCGTGGACCTGCTATTGAGAAACAGATGCAAAAAATTCTTACCTTAACGAGGGGATAATGTTACTAGAAACAGTAATACTAACTGTTGCACTGAATAGTCCAAAAGACTTGTCAACAAGTGAGTTGGTTAGATATTATTGGGATTGCGACACATCATTTATGAAAGATGAATTGCACCCTAATGATGTTTTGGGATGCATAGCAATTACAGATGAACTCAAGAATCGTAAGTGGAATGGTAGTCAAGAAGAATTTCTAAAATGGTGGAAAGAAAACAGACATAGAGAATGGTATAAAAGAGGTTACATACACAAACCGAAATAAAAGTGAGATAACTAATGATTACGATATCCGATTCAGCAGCAAAGAAAATCAAATCGATTATTGATGAAGAAGATTCATCACTGAAACTGCGTGTGTTCGTTCAAGGTGGTGGTTGTTCTGGCTTTCAGTATGGATTCACACTTGAAGAACAGCCACCAGCGGAAGATGATTTTACATTTGAAAAAGATGGTATTGGTGTTGTAGTAGATAACATCAGTATGCAATATATGAATGAAGCAGAAGTTGATTATAAAGAAGATTTGATGGGCGCATCATTTACAATCAAAAATCCTAACGTAACCGCAACTTGTGGTTGTGGTTCATCATTCACGATATGAAAACATTCAAAGATTTTTTAAAGGTAGATAAAACTCAACCACAAGAGTTTGTGTCTAAAGCTGGTGCAGGTGAATGGGGTCGACCAGAATCGACTGCTAAATATGTTGATGACACACCAGGTCAAAGTAAACAACAATATAGAAAATTTACAACTAACTGGAATCTAACAGACAGAAAGTAGTTTTATGAATAATAAAATCAATTGTGTAACAATGATTGCATTTTTATTATTAGCAGCAGGTTGTTCTGACCCATATGCAGAATGTATCGAAAGACAAAAAGAAGAATATAGACAACGTAACCCAAAAGCATCATACGGACAAATACAATCAAAGCAATTTGAGTTTGAAATGATGTGTAGTAGTTATAAGCCAAAAAAATAGAAATTATTAGATAACTGGAGATATTATGAAAGATGTGATAGTGGGCTGTGCGACCAATTACACTTGGTCAACTTTGAAATACTGGATAAATTCAATCAATCAATCAGGCTTTGAAGGCGATAAAGTCCTGATTCTCATGAACTGCGACAAAGATACCGTAAAGAGGGTAAATGATGCAGGCTTCTCAATCATAGCATTCAATCAAGACGGTCAAGGCAATCTCACATATCAATCACATTTGATGGTGCATGTCGAACGTTTTGTTCATATTTACAAATTACTCAAATCCAACGAATACAGATTTGCCATCACTACGGATGTAAAAGATGTAATCTTTCAAAAGAATCCATCTAAGTGGCTAGAAGAAAATTTATCAGACTCAGAAGATTTGGTGTTTGCGTCTGAGAGTATGAAATACAAAGATGAGCCATGGGGTAAAGAAAATCTCACACAATGTTTTGGTCAAGGAATTTATGATGACTTCAAGAACAACACGATTTTCAATGTAGGAGTTCTTGCTGGTCGTGGATTTGCAATGAGAGATTTGATGTTGAATTTGTTTGTCAACTCAATCAATCGACCAATACCAATTGTTGACCAAGCAGTGTTCAATTTCCTTATTTCAAGACATCCATATCTAAAAACAAGTCAGTACACGGCGTCCGAATCTGGTTGGGCATGTCAA